AGCCGCGTTAATCTGTTGTTGTGTAATACTTCCTTTGACAACATCTTGTGTACCATTTTTGCCTCCATGATGTAGTGCCAATATGACACTCCCATTTGTATCAGAAACTATCGTGGCACCACACAAACCATCAAAAGTATTCATAGTGAGATTTTTATACATACCACCATTGAATTCATGATTAGTTCTAACGATGCCTGGTTTTGTCACACCTTTCGCGCAAATGATGTCACCATCTTTCTTTCTCCAACTCATGCGAAAAGGCACGGACGGCATATCACCAGTTGGAAAAAGGTTGACCAAACTTTTGAAAGAACCCCCATTTGGAATATAACACAATCGTATATCAGAACTTGGGAAACGCGAAGAAAACTTCTTGTGAATTCTTGAAACAAATTTTCCACCGCTTGCTTCTGGATTCCTTTTCCTGAAAGTGCACTTCAACTCATCACCAAATTCATCAAAGTAATGATTCGGGAGCAACATGGCATTGGTTTCGATCATGAGACCATTCACCATTCCATTCTGTTCGTCTTTGCCATGTATTGTTCCATAAAGTAAACCCTTGCGAACTAAATTCTCGACTTGTTCTGGAGACATTCTCTTTGAAATATCAGAAATGGGTAATTCACGCATCACAACTTCAGTCCAATACCTAACATCGCTATCTCGGATATCCACTTCTTCTTGAGTTTTGGGTTCGAGTGATCCTTGAACTTTCTGGGTGTTTTCCCTGTATGCCTTATATGCTCTTGCCAAACCATAAAGAGCCGCTATACCAATCGCTGCACCGCAAATGGTCTTTGCATATGAGTCACGATACTTCCTGAGCATGGGTGCTATTTTGAGGTTCTCTTCTTTCAATTTGGAAAAGAGATCATCTTCAACTTTCTCAACAAGTTTGCGTTGGACAACAAGATATTGCATTATGAAGACGCAACATGGGAAAATGCATAGAACACTTTGGAGAATGGCAAATGAAGCCACTATCGAGAGCAGCAGAGTAATGAACAATCTGCGTGCTTCCCAAGTGTAATTCTCTTCAAGTTGCTCCTTGTACAACCACGTGAATACGGAATGCGCATACTTGTGATCAAAAGCACCTGCAGGGATTAATTTGAGCCATTCCCAAGATGCTAAGAACTCACTGCCTTTGTCATATAAAACTTCAGATAAATCGTGATCTGCTCGCGAATACAATTTCTCAACGACCCCCATGGGCGAAACGAGGCTGTACCAAAGACGTCTAAAAGCACCCACAGTTTCGTATCCAAAGTGGGGTTCAAGTGCGCCCGTACAAACCACTGGGTGGTCAGGGCAATTCCCAGCAATATGTATGCACCCAGGATGAGCACAGCGTTGCATCTTGTTCTCACGCATACGCGCACCTTCCAGTAGTCTTTCTTGGTCCTGTCTATGAGCATTAAAATCCTCTATCGCCCATTGGATACACTCACCCATTGAAACATCAATCATTTTCTTACCTCGCCATGTAATTGGTGCATACTTAGCGACAGTCTTCAAATTAGAAGGTTTGACAGCTTTCTCTATGGTTACAGTCCAAATATCGTCAAAGAGTGGTGGTTCGTAAACACCATTTTTTGTGTAGTGTTCTCTAACTTTGGTGGAATCTATGCCACAGGGAATGCCATCTTCAATCCGTTGAAATTCCTTCTTTGCCCTCACAGTCAGGCATGTCATACGACGTTGAATGGAATACGGGCAATTTGAATACAAACCCGCATCGAGGTCCTTCTTGTTGGTTGTAGCCATCGCTATCCAAGGCTCAACAAAACACTTGCCCTTGGCTTCCAGTTCAGCTTTCGGCGCATAGAACATTTGATTGTTCACAACATCAATGATGGCTCGTGTGGGAGGTCTTTCAACAAATTGAGCTTTGTCATTGGAAACGTCATCAAATATTAACACCAATTTATCGGATTTCCAATTCGACATGAATTTGTCGCCAGCATTGTATGCACAACGAAATTCTTTATCGGTTGGCATACCCTG